AGAGCTGCTTGTTCTCGGTCTCCCCAGGCAAAGGAAGAACTAGCGACCGTTGCAGCCACTAAACCCACAAGCAACTTCTTCATACTGACTCCTTATTTGTTAATACCAGTATACTATTTATTAGATTTAATGTCAACCAAATTTTCGTACAGTAGCACGCCAATAGAGTTCATATGTGCCGGACTCGCAAGACTTAGCATAGGCTTTGGCTTCAGATTCTGTAGTAAAAATTTTGGTTTCCTCAGGACAACTGCGCTGACCCCAACCTGCCTCGTATTCGGTTACGATGACTTCGTAAAGGGGCCCAACAACCATTACTTCCGACATTTCGTTAACTCCTTTTCTTACTGTACCTACAGTATAAACGAATTTAGATTTAATGTCAACCCATAGGTCCGGTGACAGTTTCGTAGAGTTCCTGGAACTCATCTTGCTCTTCTTTTTCCTTGGAAAACGACTGCTTGTGGTAGACCTTGATCATCTTGCTAAGCGTCTTCTTGGGAATGGAATGGTCCTCATTCAACTTCTTGATGATTTCCTTGATTAGGTCCTTCTCTGCTTCGATACGAGTGAGCGAACCAGATGCCTCGCCCATTGCGTCACGAATCTTCTTCTTTACTGCTGGATCATTTAGACTCATTGCTAACTCCTGTGATTGAATCCCACCTAAAACTACGCCACTCTTGCTTGTCTAGGTCAAAGACAGCGAGCGAGGTGGTAGGAACAGAGCGGGTACTCGCCTCTTTTGCTGGTTTGTCCGTTGAGGGGATGGCAGAGTCAGCAAGGGTACAGCGCATTGTTCGCTGGGTTCCGTCTTTTTTGGTAAAACTAACAAGCAAAGTTTCATGCCTCAAACATTTCCTAAGTGATTGTTGGTCATCTTCAAGTGTGTAATCCATAATGTACTCCTATTGAACACGTTCATTGTAGTATGAACCCGCTACCTAGTCAACAACGTTTCTATAGAATCTTTTACTCTAACTTCGCTTTCAATAAACAGGGTGCTTTCTTTGCTTTCTTCGACTGTCGGTGCGGGTGGTGTTTCCTCAACCTTTTGAGCAGGCGGCGTGAGTTCTTGTTTGGGTAATTCTTCTCTAGGTTCTGGTTCTTTCTTCTTTATTGCCTGAGCAACTGCAATGAACATTAGAACAGCGAGGGGGTCGAAGGTAAAGACAATCAACAGAATTAGAATTCTTACTGCCTTGTCTAGTGACTCTTTGTTGTTTGCATCATCGTATATCAATGAAGCAACATACTTTATGGGTCCAACCTCTGCTTCTACCTTGCGTATTTCTGCAGCAAAGGGCGCTCGTTCTTCGTTGAGCTGAGATAACTTTTTCTGTTCAACTTCAATTTCCTGAAGTAGTCTGGTACGTTCCTTGGCTTGGCTTCTACGTATAGACACAGCTTTATCGGCACCCGTTTCCGAAGAGCTTCTAGCCATAACCTGGTCAACTGCCTCATCAAGCTGCTTTAGTGCTTTGCGATTGACATCAATGTTCTCCCTAGAGACTTTAATCTTCTCGTCTATTATTTCTACTTTTGCAGACACGTTGCCCGATACAAGATTCTGTTCAAGATATGCTTTTGAAAGGAATCCAAAGATACCCGCACTTGTGATTAGCATTATTACAGCAATGGCAACCACAAAGTAGGTACGTAAAAGAATAGGCGTCTCTTTCCAGTTTCGCTTTAGCCAGGTGGCGGTTACAATCTTTGCAACCTCCAGAGTAGACCCCATAATGGCAATAGGTATCTGTGCAGCAGCAAAGATTGCCATAAGACCCACTATAGAGTAATAGGCGGCAACAGATGATAGTGCAACTGCTGTTGCAAGTAGAATGTAAGTCATAGCTTTACGTGTGTTTGGTGTATGCGACAATGAATTTGTCTGTTGTAGAACAGAGCTGGATTTTCTAATACACGGTTATCAATCTGTTCTCTAAGCTCAAGGTAAGACATCATTCCCTTGTTCTTACAGTAATAAAGGATGACTCTCTTGAAGCAAGAGGCGCCAAACTTTTCAACATCTTTTTTCAACTCATCTGACGAACCGTAGTATTCTCTCCAATCTGATTCTACCTTAGACCTTTTCTTCTTTCCCTTTATTGTTTTTGTTTTCGAGAAGTAAAACGTCTTCTTACCAAAATATCTTCTACCGTCTACCGTGTTTGTTATGCAATAGACAAACCCCACAATTCCTTCGGGTATTTCCGTGACTTCTGACTCATTGTGTAACCAAGTCATTCGAAGTCTGTGTCCAGCTCTTCTTCAGACACATTGTACTCTTCGGAGATGTCACCGCCGCAGGCGGGACAATAGGAAATGTCTGCTTTACCAAACATTCCCTCTTTGTATGTTAGTGTTCCCTCAAACCCACAAGATTCGCACTCTATTGTTCTTTTAGCCATAAAAATACCCGAGTTGTTCTCGGGTATTTATGCCTACTCTATTTTGCCCAAACTTCTTCCCAGGTACCCGTTAGCGCTCCTTTAGAATAGTCGGTAACTCTTTGCTCGAAAAAATTCGTGTGTGTAGTACCCAACATTCCGTCTACCCATGGCAATGGGTTCTTCTTTACCTTGAAGATTCCCTTCATACCCAGAGAAATAAGACGACGATCGGCAATGTATCTAATGTAGGTCTTTACTTCTTCCTTGTATAGACCCTGCATGTCGCTAACACCAAAAGCAAGATCGATGAACTTGTCTTCTAGTTCAACCATCTTTTCCGCAACAGTATAGATTTGTGCTTTGAGCTCGTCGTTCCAGAGTTCCTTGTTTTCCTTGATAAATTCTCTAAAGAGACGAATCATTGACTCGCAATGTAGTGACTCATCGGCGATGGACCACGCGATAATCTGACCCATGCCCTTCATTTTGCCAAAGCGAGCAAAGTTGAGCAACATAACAAATGAGCTGAACAGTTGCATGCCTTCTGTGAACGCAGAGAACACGGCAATCTGTTGTGCAATAGTCTTCTCATCTTGCTTTATGAAGGTAGAGATGTAGTCGTGCTTTTCTCTCATTTCCTCATACTGGAGAAACTCGTTATAGGTGGTCTCTGGCATACCCAGAGTCTCAATGAGATGCGAATATGCTGCTACATGAATTGCTTCACGAGCCGCAAAGCTGGACAACATCATTCTAATTTCCGGCTGAGGGAAGTTAGGCAGATAGTTCTTAACATAAGCACCCGATACATCAATGTCGCCTTGTGTGAAGAATCTAAAGATATGAGTTAGAAATTTCTTCTCATTTTCGTTTAGTTTATTCTTCCAATCAGCCACGTCTTCCAACATAGGAACTTCAAGTGCCATCCAGTGCATTTGCTCAGATGCCATAAAGGCATCGTATGCCCAATCATACGTGAACGGTTTAAAGAAAGTACGTTCTTCTGTTAATTTTGGCTTTACTTTCTTAATCATTGTATTTTCCTTTTCTTTCTTTCTTTGAAAATTCTTCCTTCGACCCACCCAACCCCAGGGGATTCTTTTGATCTGATATGGTCAACACCGTTGTTGAACCATTTGGTGTTACTTGATGGATGCAAGTCCCCGGTTTTTCCTATCAAACTAGATGTTGTTTTTAGTCTTTCGGAAATCTGTTTTTTCGTTTCTTCAGTGTGTTGTTTTCCAAGATATCCTTTTGGGTGGGCACCTCCGTTTGCGTAAAATTCTTTTTTCTGTTCAGAAATTTGTTTCTTTGTTTGCTCATTGTGAGTTTTTCCAAAAAAAGGATTATTAGCCCCGCTTCTGTTTTCAGTCCCCGCTTCTTCATAGTGGCGCCGGAGACCAGCAGCTCTTTTTTCAATAATTTCATCGCTTATGTTTGAATTGACATGAGACCATCCACCACACCCCCCAAGTTTTATGTTGTAAGTGTCTTTTCTGAGAACAAACTCTTCGGTTACGATATCAGCCTCAGCGGCAAACATCTCTTCTTCTGTATTGTATTCCGAAATTATAGTTTTCTCAAAATTTTCTTTTCCATAATGCCTAAACGCGAGCAACAACGCCTTACCGGAGCCCATATAACCATCGTCCATGTTTTGTGTCTTATGGACCCCGATGTAAATTTTGTTGTTTATCTTGTTTGTTACTTTGTACAGATAGTAAAACATAGTTGTTTCCTCCTATCTGTATTTAGTAATACAAGGTTTTTACCCCTCGCAAGATAGACAGCTATTACCCTCAGCGATTTGATGTAGATTGATTTCTTCTTCAATTCTATGCCGGGCAATGCGCTGCCCAACCTTGTCGGCTTTGCGTAGTTTTGAACTACGGCAGTAATAGAGTGACTTGAGACCTTGTTTATATGCCATAAAATGCACTGCATGTAGGTACTTGATGTTTACATCGGGACGGAAGAACAGATTCACGCTCTGTGCTTGGTCAATGTACTGTTGCCTATCCGCGGCATGTTCAATAATCCAACGTTGATCCAATTCCGCTGCCGTCTTAAACACAAACTTTGTGTTCTCGTCCATCCAATCCAAATGCTGAACAGATCCATCATTAGCGGTAATACTAGCCCAGGTGTCATCGTACCACGATGCTGATTGTGTTTCAGATTCCTTCTTGATGATTGCATCAAGGAATCTGTTCTTGGTTAGATAAGCACCACTGGTTGTATCTTGCCTGTACGCGTTTGCGGCATAAGGTTCGATGCTAGGCGATGTATTACCCATGATGATAGAACTAGACGCATTAGGTGCCACCGCCATAACATGGGTTAGGCGCTTCATTACGCCTCCTTCTTTTGCATCGGGGCATGGATCGCGTTCGTGTGCTAGTTGTTCGTTAGCAACATCCAATTCTGTTCTGATATGCTTAAAAATGCGATTGTTTAGGCTCTTTGCCATTACACCTTCAAATGCTATTCCTTTTTTCTGAAGAAGAGCATGAAAGCCGAGGGCACCAACACCAACAGAGCGCTCGCGCCAAGCACTATATCGCGCACGTGATATGCTATCAGGAGCGTTATCAATGAAGTACTGAAGAACGTTGTCCAACA